GACCAGACCGCTCTCGCTACAACCGCAGTAACCGTTGCAGGTACTTCAGCAGGCTTCACCTTTGGTGTTGCTTCTTCTGCTGTAATTGCAACACGCGCTGAGGTAGGCGACAAGATTTCTGGAACTGGCATTGCATCTACTGCAAAAATTAGTGCAATCAGCACTTCTGGCTCAACAACTACATTTACTGTAGATGTAGCCAATACTGCTGCAGTTACCGCAACTACTGTTGTAACTGTAACCCCTGTAACACGCGTATTCAGAACCATCGTTTGCGGTAAGCAAGCATTGGCTGAAGCCGTAGCACAGGAGCCAGGTGTTGTTATCGGTCCAGTTACCGATAAGTTAATGCGTTTCCGCCCAATCGGTTGGTACGGTGTCCTTGGATGGAGCCGTTACCGCGAGGAAGCGTTGTATCGCATTGAAACTGGTTCTTCAATCGCTGCTCTCTAGTTGATTGACTCTGAGGGGTAGACATATTTGAAAAGTCTGCCCCTTTGGGGTGAGTTCATTAGGAGGACTTATGTCAATGTATTACTTCACTACGCCCACCGTAGATGAAACCCCAGCAGGGGACCATATCCTCTTTGCTCGTATTGAACTACCGCGTGGCATATCTGTCTTGCGTTTAAACGGAGTGTATAGTTCCTTTAGGTATCCAAGCCAGATTCAGACAAATCAGGCGGAGGAGTATTACTTAGGTGGAACAAAAAATCTTATTAACCAACAGACTGCTGATGCCCTTACAGCACAGGGCTACGGAGCATACATAACACCAGCATGAGCCTACATAGACAACAGACCCATCCTGAGTTTGTAGAAGGTTGCTTTGGATGCAAGGTTGGAACTCTTGTAATGAATACAGGAGAAGCAAACTCTAACCTAAGCGTATCTGCAAAAAAATGGGATAAAGAATTACAGGCATATAGGGATGCTCGTGCTCAAGGTATCCAACCTAACGGAACAAGTATGAAGAAGATTCAAGAGGCTGTAAAGATTTCAAACGAAACAGGCAAGGCATACGGGGCATAGGAGGAATCATGGCTGCTCGCAAACCACGAAAGAAACCAGTAAAACGCGTGCGTACAGTCAAGGATGAGTCATATACAGAACTTGAAATGTACTGTATCTGGCTTAACGAGTACTACAACTCTTTACTCAAGTCAGGCTTTAAGTCTGAAATAGCCCTGTCATTTGTTATGGATAAAGGTTCTTATCCAAGTTGGGTGAACTACCGTTCCCCTTCTGAGGATGAGATTAAACGGATGCTGGATGAGGATGATGATGACTAGCACCATTATCCCAGAGCCGTTGTGGGGACTGCCCTCTCCCACCATTGAAGATGAGGACATCTACGAAGAAGAAGATGAGGAATAACCATGCCAATGGTAAACGGAAAAGAATACTCTTATTCAAAGAAGGGTATGGCTGCAGCAAAGAAAGCAGCAAAGAAGTCTGGTAAGAAAATGGTAATGAAGAAGGCTGCAAAGAAGCGTGGCAAGTAAAAAAGACTCACGGATTAAAAGGGCTGGCGTAGCAGGTTTTAACAAACCCAAGCGTACGCCAAGCCATCCAACTAAGTCACATGTTGTGGTTGCCAAAGAAGGCAGCCAAGTAAAGACTATTCGTTTTGGTCAGCAAGGCGTTAGTGGCGATAAAAAGTCTACGCCTAGACAAAAATCATTTAAAGCACGCCATGCTAAAAACATTGCCAAAGGCAAAATGAGCGCTGCTTATTGGGCAGATAAGGTGAAATGGTGAAGGGTAAAGCATTTTGGGACAAGAAGAATCCAAAGAAAACATCAACGAAATTAACCTCCTCACAGAAGGCTGCTGCCAAAGCAAGAGCAAAGGCTGCGGGTCGGAAGTATCCGAACCTTGTGGACAATGCTGCTGTGGCACGGATGAAAAAGAAGAAGGGTAAGTAATGGCAACAGGAGCAGCAGGAAGCACTTTTACGGGAGAACTTAACCGCCTAGCCAACGGTGGTACATATCCCGTTTATACGGTCTATAAGGCATCACAGGGCGCTGCTAATGCCTATGCTGGCACATCTGGTCTAGGACTTATTGCTGCCCTTAATTACAAGGCTAGTTCCTCCCGCCAGCCTAATGACTATAAAGGTTTAAACGCTATCTGCAATGAACTTGCTGGCACCTCTGGGCTATCAGCCGTAGTTGCTTTAAGGAGTATTAACCTATGAGTACATTTGCTCAACTAGCAGACCGCGTTGAGGCTGTACTGCATGGTTATACAGAGAACACAGAGCCTGCCTCATGGCTTACTACTAGCGCTACCAGCACAACCACATCGCTGACTGTTTATGATGCCAGCGTAATTGGTCGTGGTTATGTACAGATTGACGATGAAATTGTATTCGTTAACTCTACAGACAATGTATCAAATGTTCTTACTGTAGCCCCTTGGGGTAGAGCGCAGCGTGGCACAACTGCTGCTACCCATGATACTAATTCTAAAGTAACCATGGCTCCATTATTTCCAAGGCAAGAGATTAAGAACGCTATTAATAATGCTATTGATGCTATGTACCCAAGTGTATTTGCTATTGGCTCCTATGATTTTGATTATGTAGCAGCGCGGTATTCCTATGGAATCCCTGCTACCGTAGAAAATGTTTTATCTGTAACCTACTCCATTATTGGTCCTTCCAAGGAGTGGTTCCCTGCTCGTGCATGGCAGTTAGATAGAACTGCAGACTCAGATGCTTTTGCTACTACAAAGAGTCTATCTATTTATTCAGAGATTGTTCCTGGACAAACTGTGCATGTTACCTATAGCAAGCGCCCAACGCTGCTTACTAGCAATGAACAAGAGTATTCAACAGTTACAGGCTTTCCTTCTTATTCGGAAGATGTTGTTATTTATGGCGCAGCCTTCCGCATGATTTCTTTTCTGGACCCTTCACGCCTTGGGGCTCAGTCTGCAGCAGCAGACATATTAGATGGCGTACGCCCAAATGGTTCAGGGCAGAACGCAGCCAGATTCTTGTTTAACATTTATCAGCAGCGTTTAAACGAAGTGGCGAATAACCAACGCCGTCAGTATCCAATCCGTTCGCACTATCAGAGATAAGGTAGAAAATGGCAGCAGGCGACCCAGGCTCCCCAGCGCGGTACTACTCATCAACCGCAGTAGAAACTTCGCTCCAATCATCCATCCCCGCACAATCTCAGGGACAATCAAACACATCCTTTATTGTTGCATCGGTTAGCGGTTTTCCATCATCGTTGCCATACACACTTATTGTTGACCCCGATACATCTAAAGAAGAAGTTGTCACAGTAACTGCCGCTTCCAGCACAACCCTTACTGTAACTCGTGGTGCTGACAATACGCAGGCTGTTGCCCACTCTGCTGGTGCAGTGGTACGACATGGTGTATCTGGTCGTGACTTCCGTGAATCACAGAATCACATATCTGCTCGTGGCTATGACATTGATGAAACAATCCTTACTGCTGCTAATCAAACACATGTTCACGGTATTGCTACTGGTGATGGTGTTATCGTTGGTACTACTAAGGCTCAGACTCTTACTAATAAAGTTTACTCAAGCGGTACTGTAACTGGTGCATTTACTGCAACCAGCGCAACATTTACTGGCTGTACATTTGCAAGTCCAACAATTAATACTCCAACCATTGCTGGTGCAACAATCAGTGGAACCTTTACCTCTACTGCAACAGTAAGTGGTGGTACTTATTCAAGCGCTACCCTTGGCTCTGCTCTCAACGCTGGTAACTACAAGATTACAAACCTTGCTACACCAACTGATGCTTCTGATGCGGTACGCAAAGACTTTGCCGATGCACAAGTAGCAGCAGCAGCCACAAGCGCAGCAAGTGCTGCAACTTCAGCATCATCAGCAGCAACTAGCGCTGCATCTGCTGCTGCCTCGGTAGCAACTATTGCTTCATACGCTACATCGGCTGCTAACTCAGCATCTGCTGCTGCTACTTCCGCAACCAGCGCTGCAGCCAGTGCAACTGCTGCTGCTACAAGTGCTACATCTGCAGCAAACAGCGCTACAGCATCTGCTAATAGCGCCAGCGCTGCAGCAACCAGTGCAACCTCTGCTGCAACTAGCGCGACATCTGCTTCTAACTCAGCCACGGCTGCTGCTACCAGCGCCACAAGCGCTGCAGCCAGCGCCACTGCTGCAGCAACATCAGCAACCAGTGCTGCTGCTGATGCAGCAACTGCTGCTGCTTCTGTAGCAGCCATTGCAGGTTATGCAACCAGTGCTGCTAACAGCGCAAGTGCTGCTGCTACATCTGCTGCTAGTGCAAGCACATCTGCTTCATCTGCTCTGACTTCTGCTAACTCTGCTGCTACTTCTGCAGCAAGTGCT